CCGTACCCCTTACCCAAGGTCAGTTTGATGCTCTTGTTAGCTTTAGCTTTAATGTTGGTTTGGGCACATTACAGCGAAGCACGCTACGTCAGAAGGCTCTTAGAGGAGATTTCAAAGGGGCCGCGGAAGAGCTCCTAAAGTACTGTATGGCTGGGGGTAAAATACTCAGAGGACTTCAGAACCGAAGAATTGACGAGCGGGCGTTGTTTTTATCCTGAAGTCATAATAAAATACGCCAATACTTTAAGGGGGATGCATTGTGACGGTTGCAGCCGTGATGACCTATGACTCGCTGGTCAATGACATCCAAACTTATTTGGAGCGCACTGACACGCAGACGCTCGATAAGATTCCGCAGTTTATCATGCTTGCGGAGCAGATCATTGCGTCCGAAATTAAATTCTTGGGCAACCTTCAGGTGGTCGAAAGTACCCTAGTCAAGGGCGAGAACGTCATCCCCAAGCCTGCACGTTGGCGCAAGACTGTGTCCATGAACGTCACCGTGGCTGGAAAGCGCCGCCCCATCCTCCTGCGCACATACGAGTACATCCGTGAGTACTGGCCAGACCCAGCTTTGGAGGACGCCCCTCTGTACTTCTGCGACTATGACTATGAGCACTGGCTTGTAGGGCCTACGCCAGACGACGACTACTCCTACGAGGTCCTGTACTACCAAAGGGTCCAGCCCTTGGACTCCGCAAACCAGTCCAATTGGTTTACTCAGTACGCCCCACAGGCGCTTCTGTACGGGACTCTGTTGCAGGCCATGCCGTTCCTCAAGAACGACGAGCGCATGCCTATGTGGCAGCAGAATTACAGCCAAATTATTGAAGTCCTGAAGACAGAAAACGTCACTCGTGCGGCTGATCGTCAGGCTATTGTGAGGGATTCATAATGAGTTTTGTTAGCCCCTTCACTGGAACCGTCATCCAACCGACTGACGTGTCCTATAGGTCCGTCTCGATTTCTGTTAACACGACCCTGTCTTGGCCAATCAACGGCAGCGCGACCGACAACGCCGTTGCGCGGATTATGGACGTTACGGCCACCACTGCTGGCCTTTCCTTGTCCATGCCGCCTGCCAATCAGGCCTCTGTAGGCTCGGACGCTCTAATACGAAACATCGGCGCCAACACCGTCACCATTAAAGACTACGACGGCAACTCAATTGCAAGCGTGGCTCCTAGCGCCGCACGGTACATCTACATCACCACCAACGCTACTACCGCGGGAATTTGGGGCAACATTGCCTTTGGTGTTGGCTCTTCTAACGTAGACGCTGCAGCTTTGGCTGGATATGGCTTAAAGGCCATCACCAATACCTTAAACGCCGCTCACAACGTCACCACGTTCTCTTCTGCCTATACCGCTATAGCTTCTGACAGGGCCGCTTACTATGTGTGGGATAGCGGCGCTGGAACCTTGACCCTTACATCAGCCGTTACGTTAGGTAACGATTGGTTTATGATGCTGCGTAATGGCGGGACTGGCACTTTGACCGTGTCCCCCTCTGGTGGAGATTTAATCAATGGCGCCGCTTCTATCTCTCTGCAGCCTTCTGATTCCTGCTTTATCTGCTGCTCTGGCTTGGCTTTCTACACCGTCGGTCTTGGACGCAGTACTCAGTTCAATTTTACGCAGCTTACCAAAGCTGTTACATCTGGCAGCTACACTTTAACCTCTGCTGAGGCCGCAAACGTAGTACAGAAGTACACGGGAACTTTAAGCGGTAACGTAACGGTTACCCTTCCACAGACCGTTCAGGTTTACTACATCACCAACCAAACCAACGGAACTGGCGCTGGGTACACCATTACCTTTACCACAGGCGCTGGAGGCGGCACTGCAACTGTGCCTGCTGGTGAGCAGGTGATCCTGCTTTGCGACTCTGTAAACCTCTTAAACGCCTCTACGATTGCTGCTGGAGCCACTAACATTTCTTTGGTTAATGGAACCGTAGGAGCCCCCTCCCTCAACTTTGCTTCAGAGTCTTCAACTGGTATATATAGGCCAACTTCAGGTGAGTTTGGTATAGCCATACTTGGCGTCAACTTGTTTACGCTGTCATCTTCTGGCTTAACCATAAGCGGCACAGGAACCTTTACGGGCGGTATCTCTGGCGGAGTGTTCTAATGACCGCAAAAGTCTTTGCACTTGACACCCAACCCGGCGTCCAACGTGACGGGACCGTCTTTGATAAGCAGTTCTACAATGACGGTCGGTGGGTAAGGTTTCAGCGCGGTCGCCCAAGAAAAATGGGCGGGTATCGTGTCATCTCTGATCAACTGACAGGCCCATCAAGGGGCATTTGGGTTAACGCCCAGAACGCATTTAATTACATCTTCAGTGGTTATAACAATGGCCTGCAGGTGCTGACTATTGACGATAACGGCATTGGAGCTGGAGTTAACAACTTTACGCTGTCAAACTTTACTGCCTCAAACCTTAACCTTTGGCAGTTTGATGGCTTCTATGACGTTGCAGGTGCTGGGGTGCAGTCATTGCTTGCGCATCCGGGTCAAAACCTCGCATCAATTGACAACGACGCCAACACGCCTGTCTTGATTGGCGACATTAATGGTACAAACATGTCACAGATTGGCACGTTTATGGACACCATTACCTCTACTGGCACTGCCGTAGTGACAATTGCGGCCTCAAACCTATTGATCGGCGCTGGCCAAACCGTTACAGGAACCAGCATCCCGGCCAACACTACTGTACTTTCGGTCTCTACCACCACCGTGACTCTGTCCAACGCGGTCCCTGCTGGAGTGGTTGCGGCCACATTCAGCAACAACATCAGCGTATCTGGTGGGGTGGTGTCGCTTCACCCTTACGTCTTTGTTTATGGAAATAACGGGCTGATTCAGAACTGCTCCGCTGGCAACGCGCAAGATTGGGTCTCCGCGGACGCTAATGCGGTCAACGTGGCCACAGGAAAGATTGTGCAGGGCTTACCCGTCAGGGGTGGATCAAACGCGCCTTCTGGGCTGTTTTGGAGCCTTGATAGCCTAGTACGTGTGTCTTACATCGGCGGAGCTGGAACACCCCCGCAATACTGGCGCTACGACATCATCAGCTCGCAGTCTTCTATTCTTTCGAGCCAATCCGCAATTGAATACGACGGTATTTACTATTGGTGCGGAGTAGACCGTTTCTTGATGTACAACGGCGTTGTTAAGGAAATTCCTAACAACATGAACCAGAACTACTTTTTTGACAACCTAAACTACAACCAAAGACAGAAAGTTTGGGTCACTAAAGTCCCTCGTTTTGGTGAGGTTTGGTGGTTCTATCCTCGAGGCGATGCAACTGAGTGTACTGACGCTATTGTCTACAACACCCGCGAAAACACTTGGTACGACGCTGGCCAAGCTTTAGGCGCTCGCCGTTCGGCGGGTTACTTCTCGCAAGTGTTTCGCTTCCCTGTGCAGGCCAATTGGGAAACCTCCCCATCTGAAATTGTGTTTACCGACTCATTTAACACGGTAAATACAAGCCAATTTTTGTACTTAGACACGTACAACACCCAAGTCGTTTTGGGGCTGATCATTTCTGGGTCAGGAATTCCTGCAAACACTTACGTTACCGCCATAAAGACCAGCAGCATCAAGACACTGGGAGCCATCACTGGAGGCGCGGGTTACGTTAACGGCACCTACACCAACGTCACTCTTACTGGTGGCAGCGGAAGCGGCGCAAGGGCTACCGTGACCGTTTCTGGGGGTGCTGTAACAGCCGTTACCGTAACAGTTAGAGGTGCTGGCTACCAAGTGGGAAATGCTCTGAGCGCGTCCAATACTGAGCTGGGTGGAACTGGTGCTGGGTTCTCTGTTCCTGTTGCAACTTTGTATGCGCAGGGCATTCAGATGTCTGCCGCGGCTACCGCAACGGCCACAGTGCCTCTTACATTCTCCACTCCAGAGAACAGAATTGAAATCCTCCAACATGAGATTGGAACAGACGCCATCAACGGGCAGAACGTCAATGCTATTGAAAGCTACTTTGAGACCAACGACCTAGGCTTG